TGGCCGTTTGTCCGTCTCATCGGCAGCCCTGGCAGAAAAAAGGCGTTCTCCTTGGGTCGGTGTGAATCCTACGTCAAAACCCTTTAACGGGGCCAGTGATCAGAGGCGAGCTGCGCTCGGGGCGGCCTTCGGCCTGGGAAAGAGCCTGACGCGCTGCGCTTGTCACCAGCCTCAAATGCCCGCCGCGAGCGGCAGACATTTGACGCTGTTCGACTAAGAACTGAGCCAACAACTCAGGGTCTCGGACTCGGTTATCAACAAAAGGCAAATCGCCAATGACCTCTGAAAAGTCCGTATCGCGCGCGACCACAAAGCCGCGAATTTCCCAATGGGTTACACCTTTCACACTCACCTCACGTCCAGGCGATCAGCCTGAAAGCCAATTTGACGAAGAATGTTGAGAGCCGCGTCCAGGCTCTTGAACAGGCGCACTTCACGCTCACGAGTGGCCACGAAGATCAGAGTGGCGTCGTTGCGGAGCTGCGACTTGAAATAGAGCACCCAGTCATCACTAAGCGGTTGACGTTCCAGCCAGGCGGACGCGATCAAGCCGCGTTCAAAATCTTTCTTGGCCTCAGCAAAAGTAACTTGTTTCACAGCAAATCTCCGTTCTGATGGGCGAAGTATCAGACGTTTTTATAGTTTCGTCAAACCGTTTTCAGAGTTTCGTCAGCTGAATGACCAGGAGGATTTCGGACTTGCTGGCCTCGCTGGTGTTGCTGCGGAACAGCTTCGGCAGAAAAGACAAGCCGGTGGAGTTGTCACTGCTCTTTTCCTCCGTCAAGCCGCCCAGAAGGATCACCTCGCGGTCACGCATCTGAACGTTGGTGGTCAATTGGCGCTTGGTGAGCGTCGGGGAGTTGTTGACCCCGTTGGTGGTCGGCACAAAGTTGGAAAGCTGCTGATCGACCACCAGGTCAACGGTGGATTCGCGCACCTGGGGCCGCAGGTTGAAGATCACGCCGGAATCACGGTACTCGACCGACTGGATGGGTTCCCCGGAGCCTTGCGCATAAGAAACGGCACCCAGCACAGGCACCTCAGCGCCGACGCTGAAAGAAGCCTCAGCGCCGGAGCGGACGCGGAGCGAGGGCTGCGAGACGACACGAAAGCGGTTGTCGCTGGACAGCGCACTTAGTACGGCGGTGAAGTCGCTGGTGGACAGCGAAATAGAGTTGTCCAGCGGATTGCCCGCCAAGGTGACGTTGATCTTGCCCTTAAGCAGGGATGCAGCGAGGGCGAAGGCCGAGCCGTTGGCGTCGCCTGTCTGCACTTCGTAGACGACGCCGCGAACCATGACCTCGCCCATGGCGACATCGATCTGCGGCAGGAGCTGCTTGACCTTGGCAATCTCCGACTTGCTGCCGACGAACACCAGGTGATCGCTGTCGCGGTTGATCGACGCAGCGGCAGAGCCAGGGGTGACAGCGGAGGTGACGGGCATCGCCCCAGGAACGGACACCTGCCGATTGACGGCGAAACGCCCCTCGAACAGTGGTTGCAAGGTCTCGGAGAGATAGGCCACGTCGCGGTACATGGGCCGGTACAGAAAGTATTCGCCAGGCGGGGGCGGCGGCGTCTTCTTCGGAGAAACGTGGTCGAGGCCGTCACGGCGCGTCACCGTATAGCCGAATCCATCGAGAAGCCGGACAAATTCGCGGCGCACCTGGTCGGCGTTGCCCTGGACGCGCAGAGAGACAAGGCGCTGATCCTGGAGCACTTCGGGGGCCAAGATATACGGTCGCTTGAATGCGTCAGCGTAGAAGATCGTCGCGACCTGACCGAGCGGAACGCCGTTGAGGTCGAACTGGTAGGGAGGCACAGCGGCCAGGGCCGCGAACGAAAGAAAGTAAGTAAGAAAGAAAGAAAGTAACCGGGTCATGGCGCGTTTCCAGGTAGGGGAACAGGGGAGCGCGGAGCGGCGACAGCCCCGCTGAAGGTGCTAACACGCTGGCCGTCAAGGTCGCCGACCATCACCCTACCGGAGTTGGTGAACATCGACGGGTGCTCGTAACGAATCACGTTGTCCGGGCCGATCAGCACGACCAGGCGTTCACCATCGACAACGATGTGCCCGGCGATCCGCCAGGAGGTGCTGAAGCTGGGGGTGGGTGGAGACACAGGCGCAGAAGATCCGACAGGCCGGGCAGACGCCGGAGCTGTCCCGGCAGGCGGTGAAGTGTTGGCCGACTGGTCCAAGTCGCGGTTGAAGAAGTGCACGACGCCGCCAATGCTGAAACCGCCACCGACCAGGAGGAAAGCGGCGAAGAGCCAGAGCTTGGGGTTTTTGAGGATGTTCTGCCGGTCATCGACCGCAAGTTCCTTGCCCTTGCCGCCCGTGTAAGAGCTGTAGAGCGGGAAAATCGCAGGATCGTACTTCTTGTTCTGGACAGCGACACGGGCCTTGCTGGTCTGCTTCCAGCCCTCCCACATCTCGACCCGATAGATTTTGTTAAGGCCAAGCGACTTGATCTTGGTGGTGCGAAAGCTCAGCTCAACCACGGTTTTCAAGATGCGATGCAAGTCGCTGATGTCCTGCACCATCAGCACCAGGTCGCAGCTGACCTTCGTCTCGGGGTGGACGTAATGGCGGTGCTCGCGGAAGAAGATTCGATGCTCGGTGACGATCTTCGAGTCAGTTCCCCAGAAACGCCAGGCTTCGTCGATGCAAATCAGGTCACCAGGCTGGCAAAAGGTGTCTACCTCCTTGCCATGGGGCAAGAACTCGGGGTTGAACACGTCGTCATTGGAGCAGTGAACCACTTCCCCGAGGCGATCCAGGGCAATGCCCTGTTTCTCGTGGACATAAGCGCGGATGGCGTCGCTGTCGATGCCATCAACGTTGGTGACCACCCGGCGACCCTTGGCCACCGCCGGAATAATCACCGAGGACACGCACTCGAAAGACTTGCCGCTGCCCATAAGGCCGGTGTAGGCGTTGATTGGCATCAGCCGATCACCGGAATACGGCGGATAAAGAAGCGCGTCACCATGGCAGACACCACCAGGGGCAGGCCGGTGGAGAAGGCGAACAGATCGAGGAAGTACCAAGTTCCCGCGCCAATGCCAGCAAACGCGGAGGTAAGGCCACTGCCGGGAGGCAGCCAGCCAGCCATTACAGCGACCAACTCAGCCACGATCCAGTACAGGGCGATGAAGACCACGAACTTGACCAGGACGCCCCGGACAAGCCAGCCCAGCAGGGCGTTACCAGCAGAAAGCAAAATACCGAACATGGGTCACCTCACGCGGACAAGACAATGAACAGGGCGACGAGCACCCAGCCGAGCAGGCTGGCGTTGTACAAAGGGCCGCGCACGTCCTCAGAGAGCGAGCAATGGGCGTCCATCTGGACTTGTTTGCCGATAACGGCCAGATCGAAGACCGGGCGCGGGCACTCGGCCTGATGGGCTGGCACCTGGAAGTTGCGCAGATCGGGAAACAAGGCCGTGATCGGGGCGAGGATCTGCGCGCCAGTCGGGGTCGCCTCCAGGTTGGGGGCACCGATGCCGGGATCTAGACCAAGGTCGAGCTGGGGCGAACCTTCAGGCGCAGTCGGAATGCCAGGCTGCGTCTCAGTGCCCGTGCCAGGCTGCGGCAGGGTGACGGAACCAGTAGACGGGTTGATGGCCGGCGACACGGCATCGCCAACAGTGGGGTACGACGAGGGATTGGAAGCGCGCCACGCTTCCACGTCGCTGGCGGTCACGGGGTTGGTGTACGAGTACGGCAGGCCCTGATAGCCAGGCTGTGAAGCGGCCTGCTGCCATGCCTGGTTGACGGTATCCGCGATGATCTGCGGATTGACCGGCGCGACCTTCTGCTCAGGAGTCAGGTCATCGGCGGCAAGCTCAGGCGTCTTAGGAGCAGGTGCTGCACCAGGAAGAGGCGCGGGAGCATAGCTGCCGCCGATCTGGGTATTAGAACCAATCAGGTTCGCAGAACGAGGCCAGCGGGCACCATCATCGACAGGGCGACGGAAAGCACCGCCCACGCTGCACGAAGAATCTGAACAATGACCAGCATTAAAGTTCCACTCCCATACCAGGCCGGGCGTGCAGGAAAAAGAGCCGCACTCACCATAAGCAATAATCGACCAAGCAACAGCCAAAATGTCGCCACCTTGGACGGTCTTATTGTCGTAAGTATTACCAGACCAATACGCATAGGGAGGAATGCCACCTGTATTTGCTCCGGGTGGGGCAGAAGTAGCATCAGGATTCGTCACGGTTCCATCTTCATTGAAGAACCAAGAGACGGCAGCATCGAGGGCCAGCGAAACAGCACCCGCAGCCAGCGCGCCGAGGCCAATGGTCACCCAAAGCGGGGCACCTGCGGCAGCAACAGCGCCCGTTGCAGCGGTCGTGAGAACGGCGGCAGTCGCAGAGACGGCAGCACCAAAACGCGGATCGTTGGCGGCAAAACCGCGTTGGATGGCCTTGTGTTCCATCACCCCGCTGATGGCCTGGCCCATTTTGGCGGAGTAGGCCGGGGCCGCGGAGGCAAACACCGGCAGAAACAGGATGGCGAAGAAGGCGACCTTCTTCAGTACAAGGAGGGCAAGTAGCTTTTTCATAGGTCGTTATCCGCGTAGCCCGTAATTACCGCCCAGGCGCACAGGAGGCCAAAGGCGAACATCATCAAGTACCAAGCATCATTGGTCGTCACGGAAGCCGCTCCGATGGTTTGGACGATTCAGCAGGACAAAAGCCCCGTTTCATCATCGGGGAGACGAAAAAAAGGGGCACGCCGCAGCAATGCCCCAGGGGTGTATCAGCGACCGCGAATCATGCCGAGCACGGTGGTGGCGGCCTTGATGGTGACGTAGATCACGGCCAGCGTGCCGGCAACAGCCAGAACACCAGTCACCACGTCAGCAGCGGTGAAAGCGTCGGTCACAGGAGTCAGATCGACAGCAGCGAACGAAGCTTGAGCAGCTACGGCGGAAGTAGCGACGGCAGTTACAACAGCGGCTTTCTTGAACATCTTCATGGTTTCACTCCAGGTCAAACCGGCATCCGGCCGGGGCGGCAGATCGTCAACGGCGACGAATCATGTTCAGTACGGCCCCCGCCCCCCGAGCAGTCAGCCAAAACAGCAGCGTCGTGCCAAAGGCAAAACTCCAGAAGGCGAAGGCTTCGGTGTAATCGAAAGGCGCCGCCGCAGCCTGAACAGCGGCAAACTCACTGGGAGTGAGCAGCAGATAGGCCGTGCAAGTAGTTTCCTCGGTCGCAACGACGAAGCCGTTTGCATCCAGGGCGGCGCAGACAGCCATATCAGCCGACCTTCTTCATGGCGGCAGGCTGGGAAAAGGCATCAATGTCGGCGATGTGAGTCACGCCAAGCAGGGTCAGCGTCGGCTTGCCGTCTTTGCCGGGGCGCGAGCCGTAATCGAGGTCAAACACGGCAGGCAGCTTTGCCGACTTGAGCTGATCGAACATCGAAATATCACCGGAGACTTTGGTCGGCTTCATACCCACAGCCAGCGCGGTGTCTTCGCGGTAATCGTTCACAAACCAGATGGAGACGCCACGGCGAAGCTCGCCAGTGCGCTCGTCAGTCATCTCCCACTTGTCCGCGCTGAGAATCAATCCACGTTGAGCCATGTTTCTGTACCTCGATGCTGGTCGCCCGGTCGTTTGAGAGGCTACCCTTGGGCGCGTTAAGGGTGCTGAACGGCACCCTAACTAGGTCAACTCAACGTGTCAAGGGGGTTAAACAGTGGCAAATCAACATTACCTGCGCGAGACGGGCTTCTGGCTCGACCAGGTGAAGGAAAAATACGAGTGCAAAAGTGATGGCGAGCTATCCCGGCTGCTCGGCGTGACCAAAGCGGCGGTGAGTCTGCAAAGGGCCGGGAAACACGAAATGAGCATCAAGCAGGCGGTGAGAGTGGCCGAGCTGCTACACGTCAACCCGATGTGCGTAATATGCGGGGTGATGTACCACCAGGACCCAGCCGAGGCCGAGTTCTGGAAATCGGTCTACGAACAGACGGTGACGGAAAACGACCGTCGACGGTATTTCCCCGAAACCAACTAGTCGTCGGGGTCGGGGCGCTCCATGTAGGACGGCGGATTGACCGGCAAGCCGGCAATGTAGTCCACCACCGCCTTCAATCCATGCCGGCGAGCGAACAGGAGGACGAGCGACTGCGCACGGTTGCGCACCACCTTGTCGAACTCGTGATCGCTCAGAGCAAGCAGCAGTTCGGAATCCTCTTCCTTCCGTGCAGCGAGAGCCATGTCACCGGCCTCGCTGTCGTCCACCACCACAGCCTTCTCAAGTGACGCCAAAAAAGCCTTGAGCGTGCGGCTGAACTGCAACTGATGACGCCCGAGGAACGCCTCGGCAAATTCGGCGAAACGCTGCGCGGCTGCCTTGTCGCCCTGGCTGGCCTCGAACAGCAACTGAAACGGGGTCGCGCCCTTAGCTCGTGCGGCCTTAACGTGTGCGCCGGCAAGCTCGTGTTCTGGCCCCCAGCGCCGTTCGCGAGCTTCACCGTCTCCAGTGAACTGGCCGAATTTTGTCAGGTACTCTTGAGCGGACAAAGCCTTGCGAACATCGAGCCCCAGGTAACGCACAGAGCCGCCGACCTTGACGGTCTTCAGGGGCGCGGGCAGGCCAACTTCCTTGCACGCCTGAGACCACGCCTCGAACAGCCGATCGCGCAGCAAAGCAACCTCGTATGACGATAGCTCGCGGCGGAAGAACCACAGGTGATGCTCGTGGGGATGCCAGCCGTTTTTAGTGCCGTGGGTCACCTCCAGGTTGGCAATCCGCCCGATGTAGCCGAGGAACGGCATGGAGTCTACGCGCTGACGCTTGCGCGCCTGCTCGCGAGTGGCTTCCTTGAAGGCGTAGGACTTCTGGAACAGCTGCATGGCGTCTTTGAACTTGCCCAGCAGGTCGGCGAGCTGGTCACCGATGCCATGCTTAATGGTGAAGGTCAGCATGTAGGCGCTGCCCTCGATCTCAGCCACGCCATTGTAAGCGTCGGCGATCTCGTCACGGCGGGCGCGGTTGATCTTCGCGGAGCACAGAGGGCACGTCCAAACGCTGCCGCAGACGGCCACCTGGTGCCAGTTGACCGCGCCGCTTTCGCGATGCTGCCACAGCTCGGCAGACTTCCCCGGCACCTTGCGGCGGTAACAGCCGACCACCCGGAATTTCGGCGACTTGTTCACGGTGCCCTCGATGCCATACAGCTTGTTACGCACGACCGGCAAACCGAGGTCGGTGGCCAGCACCCGCGACACCTTGACAGGGACGCCGGGGCGTCGGTCGCGGTTCAGGTCGAGGTCGCAGTAAGCGACCTTGGCGCGCAAATCGGTGTAGGGGGCGGCAAAGGTCTTTTCGCGTTCCTGCCAGTACTGCGGGCGGCTCAGCAGACGCTGCGCGTGCTGCTGCAACAGCCAGCGCTCCAGGAGCGCTTCGTCGGCGTCCCACTCTTTGACCCAAGACTGGCGTTTTTCGTCGTAGACGAAGCGAAAAGTTTCACCGGTTTTAGGGTCGCAAAGCTCCCTAAGTCCTTGATTCTTAAAGGGCAAAAGCTCAAGAGCAGGCGCGTTAGTGTCGGTAAAGTTCGTAGTATTACCGAGGGCGCTCCGCGCCGGGCCGCGCCCGCCGCTCTCGCGCCCGTCCTCGCGCTCACGCGCTGCGGGCGTGCGCTCGTGCGTCGGTGCGCGGTTGATGCGTGTCGTTACTTCGTCTAACATCCTGAGAACTCGATCTAGCCGGTTGAGTACTGCGAAAGACCCAAGGCCCCTGCTTGCAACAGGGGCCTTTTCTTTTGCCTGGCCGTTTGTCCGTCTCATCGGCAGCCCTGGCAGAAAAAAGGCGTTCTCCTTGGGTCGGTGTGAATCCTACGTCAAAACCCTTTAACGGGGCCAGTGATCAGAGGCGAGCTGCGCTCGGGGCGGCC